CTTTAGTACCAGATAGAAATAATGGCACGACAGTAAACACGCAAACAAGTACTTTTGTACTTAAAAAAATTGACGCAGTTACTAAAGACTCAGCAACATTGTTTCCATCTCCTTCAAGTTCATACTCAAAGACTGTTGTAAGGAGTGGATTGATTGCAGTTGCAACCCCTGCCAATACCGTGAAAGGGTTTTCAACAAAGTTAAAAAGATATAGTTTACCTATACCACCTAAACCTTGCTTACACGCCTTTTCTCTACCTGCTGTAATATCACAAGCCATATAATTATTTGTTTAAATTAAGGGCGATAACTAAACCGCCCTTGTTACTTATTTAACTATGCGATAGGTCTTGCCCAAACAATCTCAGCACCGTTGTAGTATCCAACACCTGCATTGTAAACCATAGTTCCGATAATTTTACCGTTAAGTAAAGTATCATCTTGGTCAATCATTCTAACCTCGTTATGGTCTGCTAACAATCCAGTTGCAAAAATTAAGTTTTTAGGCTCAGCAATAACGATTGTGTTAGCTGGTAATCCGTTAACTTCTTCAATCATGTATTTACCAAACTTCAAAGTTGTGTTTGCATCACCGCCCAATCCATTAGAAATTCCTTTTGAAATTAACCAAAAATTATAGTATTGTGCGATGTCTGGAGAAACACCAACTTTTAAACCTTTTCTTCTTGTGTCGATAGGCACTGCGTTGATAGCAAGTTTAATCTGAGCTTCAACGTTAGCCTCAGTTACTGTATCTAAATCAACATCGATAACAGTTGCATCAGCTAAAAATTGTTTCAAGAAACCATCAAATTCGTCTGCATTTGTAGCGTCACCATTCCAGATATTATCATCTAATTCCTCAGCAGTTTGAGCCAATTTTTCAACAAGAATTGCGTCCATTACATCTTTAGGCGCACTATCATTATGAGCGCTTGCTCCCATAGAATCTTCACTCCATTGCGCTCTGAAATCTTCTTTACAAACTTCGAAATCGTCTTTGAATTTCTTAGGTTCTAAAACTTTTTCACTTAGTGTAATAGCTCCAGCAGGAACGTGTCCGCAAGTGTATTCTCTTTTACCACCTGTTAGGGCGATTTTTCTAAGATTAAGTTTATAATTTACGTTTGGAAATACAGTTACAAATCCTTTTGCAATTGTATCCGCTTCCTTAAATGCTTGTCCTACTATCTCACCTGCTTCTTTGCCTGCGTAGTTGGATGTTACTGTTGTAGTTGTAGCCATATTTTAATTTTTGTTTTTATTGATTGTGTTAAAAATTCTCTCTTTTGCACTCATTTTAGAAAAATCTACTTGTACAGGAGTTCCGTTTATTGGTTTGCTTGCTGGTTGTTTTGACAATTCAGTTATTTGAGTTTGTAATGTTTCGATTTGTTTCGATTGTTCGCTGTATTTTATCAAAATAGATTTAATTGCGCTTTCAATTTCACTTGCGATTTTAGCATCGTTAGAAACTTTGCCATCTTCATTGCCTAAATCTTGTGCGGGTGCAGGTTCTCCTTCTGGTTCGCTTGCTGGTTTAATTTCTTCAACTATACCCTCAGTTACTACAACTAAGATAGTCCCATCTTCAAGAGGGTGCTCTCCTACTGGTACAGGAACTTTCGTACCATCTTCAGCAGTTACCCAGCATGATTTTCCTGCTTCTAAAACGTCTCCCTCAAATTCAATCTTAACGCTTCCATCCATTAGCATAACTTCACCTAACTTTATTTCGGTTTTTGCAGGATTAAAAGCAAGTAAAATCTTTTCAAGTAAAGAGTTTGTTTTTGCTTGTTCACTCATATTTATATTTGTTTTTAAATTTACTTCTTCTAAGCTAAGCATCGCATCAATTGAAAATCCTTTAACTTTTTCAGTCTTAGTATAATCATTCCATATTTCGTCACTATCGACTTTCGCAATACTCATCCAACTGCCTTTTTTAGGGTTTAATCCAAATGTTAGAGACGTATCCATTTTCTCATCTCTTACTATCCAATTTTCTACAAAAGTAAGTCCTACTATTTTTTGTTCGATATCATGCTCTATTGTAGAGTTTGAATTGTTTTGATTTTTTGTAAAACCATAACATAACTCCTCTACCGTTTGGTCTGAAAACACTATATTAAATTCCTCACCGTTTTGATTTCGATAAATTGGTTTATTAGGTTCTAAAACTAATCCTACAATTATTCTCTTTTCAGCGTCTACGGTTTTAAATTGTATCTTCTCGTCTTTAGATAAAGCAATAAATAAACCCTCCATAGCTGGATTTTCAACTAAAGAAATTCCGTAAACTCCTTTATTTGTAAGTGGATTATATTTAGCTTGGTAGGTTTTCATTTTTTTGTTATTTATAATTAAACTAAATTATGTTACTATTGTTATATTTTTGCTAACCAAGTGACGCTTCACTCACTATATTCCTATCTAAACTTTGCGAAGTGCTTACATCTGAACTTACTACATATGCTTTAATTGGCGCGCCTTGTTGTGATAATCCTTGCGCTATTTGATTTGTTCCCGTTCCTTGTACTAAGTTGAAAGATGGTGCGCTTACAGATGGCGCACCACTTGATTGACCGCCTCCTCCTGTTCCTGATTCATTAGTAGACATTATGTTTTTAACGTTAGCAAATCCAGACGCTCCGATTACAGATGCATTTGCAATTCTTAAAGCCATTCCAAAAGGTTCTGGTACTGTTGAAGGCGCACTAAATGCGTTCGTAATACCTTGATAAGTTGACATTGTAGCCTGAGCAACCGCCACGCCTTTAGCTAACTTGCTACCTTTTTTAGCAAATGTACCAATCAAAGAAAGCGTTTGATTTGCTATGTCTAATTTTGCGTCCTTAACCTGATTTTCTAAGTTTATCTTTTCGTCTGCAAGTCTTTTTTCTTCGTCACTTTCGTAAATTATTCTCGCTATTCTGTTTGCGGACTCAGCGTCTTCCCTTTCGGTTTTTTCTTCTGCTTTCTTAATACTAAATTCCTCAATATCAAGTTGAGCTTGTTTAATTTCCTCATCTAAAGCAATAGCTTTTTCAGCATCTGATTTTATTTTTTCTTCTGCTTTTTTATCGGCATCTGCATCGGCTTTTTCTTTATCGGCTCTTTGTTTTTCTAAACGTGCTTTTTCTTTTTCTGATAAGTTTTTATTTTCTTCATCAATCTTATCTTGTTTGCTTTGTCTCTCTTTGGCTAAATCTTCATTATGCATTTTATCAATAGCTAATAACTCACGATTTAATCTCTCGGCAAGTTTCTTTTGATTTGCTCCCTCTTCTTTTGTCGCTTCATTATAAGCGTTTTTAGCGTCTATTTTAGCCTTTGTATATTTATTAACCAAGTCTCCCTCCTCAGCTAAAAACTTTTTGTTCATCGCTAAAGACTTATCCGCTTGTTCTGTTAAACTCGCCAAAGCTCTTTCTGCTTCACTTGTAACTCCTATAAAATCAGTAAAACCGTTTACTAAATTTTCTACAAACTCACCGACATTTGCAAGTCCGGGTATTAAATTTAAAACTACTTTTTTAACTTTATCAAAGTTTGCAATTAGCAAACCTAAACCAACAATTAAAGCACCTATTCCTGTAGCAACTAAAGCAATCCTAAATAGTTTCATTGCGCCCGTCGAAGTTCCTACAACTGTCGAATAAATAGCTTGTTGTATAGAAGCTAACTTTTGGCTTTTAGTAAATAATACCGAAGCCTCAACTGCATCCTTTACAGTCATAGCAAGTCCTCCTGTAGCATCGTTAAGCAACCCCATAGCTCCGCCATTATCTAAAACAGCATTTGAACTATCGCCCATTGATTTAACAACGTTTGAATTTGTTTTACTTAAATCTTCTAAGGAATTATCTAACTTGTTTACTTGCTTTTGAACCGCATCTAAACCCGTTTCCTTAACAACTATATTTATTTGCTTTTCAAGTGCCATGCTCTTTTTATTTTTCTAAAGAAGTTATCAGTTTCATTTTTTCCTTTTGCTATCTCTGTAAATTCGCCAGCTCCGTAAAAAGTATGCGACTGCAATAGTGTTATAATTTCAGCTATCATTTACCTTTGTGTGTTCTAATTATTACTAAAACAATATCGTAAATACTTATGTCACCATTAACAGGTTTAACTTCAATTGAACCTCCGTTTGAAATAAAAGTTGTACCTGTAAAATAACTCATGTCAATATCAAATTTTTGTTCAACGCCAGAACCTTTTGAAAATAAAATAGTTTCATTTGAAATAGCACCTAAAGAACCCCCTATGTTAATATCAATATCAGCCAAACCACTTGCTACATTCATTTTTGCTTTGAAACGTAAAGACAAAGTAAATGCATCCCCATTATTAACAGCTAATAATTTATCAGTTGTTTCATTCCAAAAAGTAGTAACGCCAGTAGGTAATTGGGTTTGAATCTTTGTTGTTGTTCCTGTTAATATTTTACCAGTAACCCCTGATAAAATAACCAATGGTGAGCCACTTGTATATGTTGTGTCTGTTATTTGTTCCCAACCTGTAAAACTATAAACCTCGTCGAAGTTGTCGTTTATTTTATCAAATGCAACTCTTAATACATCACCTGTTCCATCGCCTGCTGTTGTTCCTATTCCTATTGTTTGTTTAGCCATTGTCTGCTGTTGTTATATTGTTATCCGCTGTTATTATATTATTGTCTGCTGTTACTATTC